GTTCTATCACTTTAGGATCGCTCAACCTTGTTAACGGCCTTAAAAGATGAAGATCCGGTAGTTCACGTTGATTGTGTTCGCTTGTAGAAATATCTGACTCGATGTCCATGTACCAGCTCCAATTTTGAAGTCTACGTAGTTATCTTTCCATGCGAGTAACCACCCCGTAGGAATTCTACCCAAGTTATGGGTGAGTGCAAAATCTGTGTTGATTACGCCAGGGGTGATTCCCGTCACCCAAGCTCCGTTGATGTTTACCGTACCTGTTTGGAAGGTACCGAATTCGATCCCTCCATTGAGCACTTTAATTACTTCGTCTAAAAACTCAACCAGTTTACGGTTGGTGAAATCTTCGGTGATGAAATTAGGTACCCGCAACTTTTTCACCTCCGTCTTCGAATTCAGGCAGGAAGCCGATTAAACTTACTGGTCCACCCCCTCCGGCATTAGTGATCTGCATGATGATGATCTCACCAGAGATTTGGATTTCGAAGAATCCAGTACGTTCGGTTTGGTCTGCTAAAGCGGTGCCTATGGAAGCGTTGGCAGTCTTTTGATCGAATGAATCTGGACCCACACTCGGCCGCCAGGAAGATACAGTGGCTGTTAATACCGCTACCCCATAATTCTCATACCAGAAACGTATCCTTCTCAACTTCTTCTCAAACCCAGGAACGTCCCAAAGGGTACCGTTGAAGATCAAAGTACTTAACTGCTGACCATTCAAATTCGTCGGGTCTAAATACTGGGTTGTTACCACAGGTGCATTCGTAGTTGAACTAAACAACAACCTCCGAACGTTGTCGGTGATAATCGCAACAGGGAGTAACAGAACAGCGAACAGTTGAACCCCTGTATCCACATTCCCAATCCCTGCTGTTCCTATCCTTAGTGTATCAGTAAACAATAATGCTGCATTTGGGGTTGCAGTAACATTAAACGTGGTTGTGGCGTTAGGGACTAAAGTTAGAGGCAACCCAGGTAGACCTGTTAAGCCGAATATTCCTCCTCCCAGCAACGCTATGGTATTAATCACCACGTTCGCTGAACCAACGTTTTTAACCACCACCACAATCGGTGTAGCCGTATGCGTAACAATCGTGGATGGGAAGTTGATTGGAGAGGGGTTTACGTTTAAAGCTCCACCAGCACCCGGTGCAGTACCCGAAACAGCAGCTGAGTAGGGAGAATTATCCACCCCTGTTGAAGTGGTGATGTTTAACGTGTCGTTAAACGTACCTGCGATAGTGGGAGAAAACCTCAACGTAAAGTTGAAAGAATCCCCAGCTTTCATTATGCGTGGGATGGTAGGAAGACCGATAAGGGAGTATGGAGCTCCACCTATCGTGATGGTGCTCAACGTGAACGCTATATCCCCCCCATTAGATACATTGATAACTATATCTGCGGTAGACCCTACCGCCACCGATCCAAAAGCTAACGCTCCTGAGGGGGAGATGACTAACGCCCCCGGACTAAACCCTCCTCCTCCTCCATCAGGTGGGATTGGCATTATGACACCGCCACATTCCCCATCCAAGCGATGGCGCCGTAGGGCAGTTGTTCGTTAACCCACGACTTGTCGTCAAAATGGAAAACCCAAACGGAAGAGATGGTGTTGTTTGATAAAGGAATTGAAAGCCAGTATGACCGATAATCAATCCCTGCAGCCAGTTGGCCTAACTGACAAGACCAAGGCCGCCCTGATGCGTTTGCGAGATCTGCAAAGATTGATTTTTTGGCAGGTCCCCCGATATGTTCTGGGGTAGATAGGGAGAATAAATAAAAATCATCCTCTGACGCAAATATGGAAACATCTCCGTAGTTTGCTAGGGTGTATTCGTAGAAGACACCAACTCCAGTCGGACCGGAGTTGAAGTTGGAGATGGCGAAGCGTGGAAGAGACCCAGTCTTGGAAAGAATCGAAATACCATGCGACCGATAGATCGCCATGTTGTCACGAATGACAGCCACACCTGTTATCTCATCCTCAACCTCAGGGATGATGAAACTCCCCGCGGTAGGATCAACAGCAGGATTCCACTCAAGAAAGTTGTTGATTGCCGAGAATTTTCCTGCGTTGGTAGAACCCTGTCCGAGGTTAAGTAGGAATAACGATCCACCTAATTTAGAGAGGAATAATCCACCGGGTGCATTACTGTTGTTCTGAATCCCCTGAGACCCATCTAACCATTGTAATACAGGCGTCCCATTTACCCAGAACATGCGGTTCATAAAAACCTCAATTGAGTAAACCTGGTTGGAGGAAGGGACTAAAAACGATCCGATGTTGCCTTGATCTAAATACCCAGACCCGTTGAGATAGTAGGCTTTATCTTTAGTGAGAATGCCTGTGTGACTGAAACCTAAAACGTCTTCAAACGTTATCCCTCCAGCAATCACCTCTCCATTTGGAGGGTTGTTGAACGCAACAAAGTTCGGAAAGGATTGGATGCGTCCTTTGTTTAACAACCAACCGGTTATTTGACGGAATGAATTGTGAGGGAGAAACGCCGCAGGCAGAGAGTTGTCCCAACCAGTGAACGGCGGGATAATCATTCTCGAGCGGTCGTAGGTCATTTTAACTTCCTTGAGGGTTTATCTGAAGATAGTCTTCTAAGCGTACCACACAAGCGACGCTCACTAACATATGTTCCTTCAAGGAGTCAAACAGCGGCCCTGCATCATCATCGATGAAGGTAATTCCGGAATGTTGTTCAACACCCCCGATAGAAGCTACCATTTGGGTGATTTTCATCTTTACATCATTTTCCACTTTGTGTTTCAAATCCTGATCCATAATCACCTCGTATAACTTATTCTGCTCCCACGTGGTTGTAACCCGTAATCTCGTGCGGGAGCGTTGGCTTGTTTACGGGTTTGGAGGTTGGAAAGCATACCTGGGATGTATTTACCACTCCCAGGGTCGGTGTAACCGTAAAGGAGCCGTTGAACATTCATCGCCTTATCCGGCTCACCAAGGAAGACGTGACCACGCATGATTGCTCCGTAATCTACTGCCTCCAACCAGTCGTCGGGAACGTTGAGAACTGTTGCCGAGACGGGGTTGGCGATTACAGGTTTGTCCCAGAGGTCGAGAATCATTTGGTACGGCCCAGAGTTGAAAGGAGGGGAGAATAATAGATTCCCTTCGTACAGAGTATACATCCCAGGTACTCCTGGTGCGAGAGGTTGGGAGGTAACTCCTGCGAAGTCTCCTGACTTGCGTAATGACTCAATATCGGTGAACTTAGGCCTCGTCACCCCTCCATTCTGGTCGTAGAACACCAAAGAGTTTATCGCACGTGCGGTAGCAGGGAATGCAAACTGAAAGGTGTTGGTCATCATTGAGGTGACCGAATCCTCCAACTGTTCGAAGTTAAACCCCATCGCGATGGAGATGTAGGAGTTTTTGTACCACACGTCGACACGAGAGGGGGAGCCTGAGGTGATGTCAGATCGATTCCCTAACTCTAACGCTACGTCTCCGGTTCGTTGTGCAATGGTTGCCATGCCAACTCCTAACGCTTTAAAGCTGCAAAAATTCCCATTAAGGTCATAACTAACGCTACTGCAGCAATCAAATAACCCCAACCTTGCTTAAGTCCCTGTCCGGTACCCTCATTCTTAGTAACCCGATTTTCCAGCATCCCGATTCGATCAATCAGCGCCTGATGTGCTGCTGTATACTCCGTACGTGGTAGAAACTTAACTTCCCGATCATCCATCGCCTGCCGCCATTCGTTCGCACTATCTCTCCACTTCTCCGAGTTGTACTCGGCCTTATTAACCGCTGTCTCTGCTGCTGCCAAAGCAGCCTTTACAGCCTTTTCATGCTCCTCCATAAGCGCAGTGAAATGCACGTACAGGGTTTCAATCGTCCATCCACTGGTTCCTTTCGAAGTTGAAGGCATCATTCTCTCTTATTGGCAAAGTAAATCCGATATCGTAATCTAGATTTACCATCTCCATTCTTTTCCCATTCAAACCGGAACTTAATTCCATGCAGGATGGCTAATGCGAGGCTGATGATTGTGATATGACCAACCTGCATTAAATTCATTACAGTCCTCTCGCGTTCCAATTCTTGATCTGGATGCCGTAGGCCGAACCCTTCCCATCCGAGTCCAACTGTGCGGCAGCGTGGAGATACCAGGGTTTGGTCGCATATTTAAACTTCGGCTTGTGAATGGCGTTGATTTGATAGAGAGTGTTGTTAACTGTGAGAGAGAGGTGGGTTGTAGTTTGATTTACCCTATCAATCGCAAAGTGAGCTTGAACATCCGTCCATGCTCCGGGTTTAGGAGCAAACGCAGGGATGTTAGACACCGCTACCCAATGCTGAGCCGACTCGTCAAACCAACGGATTGCAGGAGGTCCGTCTACTTTTGACGGCTTGAACTGCCAGCCCATATCGTATTCCAACCCAGCTTCCGCCAGAGCGAGCTCAAACTCAGCCGCGGTGGAGACATCAATATCCTTCTGAGTGGGGTACATAAAGGATAACCCGAATGCGAAATACACACAAGGCAGGTGACCTGTAGACAACGTAGCAGCCCTATACACATTATCCCAAGGTTGACCTTTAGCCCTCACCTTCGGTTGGAAGGTTAAACTTGCTATAGACCCAGGTGTCCACACACTCGGACCGTGAGGGAGGGGATTTGGCCCCCCAGTGTCTGCCCCACCCTTATCAACAAACGAGGGCAGTAAATTCAAACTCAACCATTCCTGGAGTTTAACATCTCCATCTAACTGCGCAACAATTAACGGATCCATACTACCCCTTTATGAGAAGTGAGATGCCGAAGAACAAAAGACCGGCTGAGACTGCCGAAACCGATCCATAAGGGTATGCATTATTCGGAGAGCGGTAAAAGCCAAAGCCCGCTCCGACCAACCAACAGAGGCACGCAATACCGATTAACACTTGATGAGCTGTCATACATCCTCCTTAAAACTGGGAGGGCTTTTACACCCTCCCGTTAGGGTTAAGCGGTTGGAGTAGGAGTAGGTGTAGGAGCAACCTCAACAGGCGCCTGAACGACTGGAGGTGTCACCACATCAGGAACGGTAAACACCATATCGGTGTTTGAAGCACCACCCACATTAGACACCACCTTCACAGGACCGGTTGTCGCTCCTCCAGGTACTGCAACCGTGATTGCGGTGTCATTCCAGTCTGTTGCGAGCCCTGCATCCACTCCGTTGAAGGAGATCTTAGAACTCGACTGGGTGTTACCGAAACCCTTACCGTTAATTACCACGGTCGAGCCTACCGGACCGGAATTGGGAAGCAACGAAGAGATCACTGGGGACTGTGGTGTGTTCTTCACCACATCAGCAATAATCGCCGCCTTTTCCTTCGCCACGGTATCAATCAACCCCTGCATTGCCACAGGGTCGTTTACATTTTGATTGGCTGCTGCGACAAAATTGTCGAACAGAACGATGAGTGAGTTGATGGCTGTGTTTTCTTCCGCCACCCCCTGTGTGAGTTGTTCAAGCAGTGTTGCCATGTGTTTTAGCTCCTTTAATCCTTCTTTTACCGCTCTTAGGGTTGATAGTAGTTCGTCGAACCTTCTTACATCATCACTGTGGAAGATACTCATTCGAAACTCATTTCTCCTGGGTCGGAGAAGATTTCAGGTTTGTCTGAAGAACCTTCCTTCCCAGATGAAAGTTTATCGGAGATGATTCGTTGACGCCGGTCTCGTGTTGAGGAGAGGTCGTCGGTACAGGAAATGATACATCTCAGATGACCCTCCTGTTTCTGCAACAGTGTTACAGGAAACATCCTCCAGCATCTTTCGCACCTCCCCTTCTCAACGAATTGTGCTTTGCCGGTGGACATATTATCTCGTTACTGTACAGCGAACAGTTGCTGGTGCAGGGGTGATACTTGCAGCCGTTCCGTTACAAAGTCTTACCGTACCTGTGTTAGCAGTTACTTCAGGTACCGA